GAGCGCAGCGTTTCCGGCTGGGATAATGTTCTTTTCCAATACGTCAGCATTTGTGATGGCGGCGGTAAATACATAAGGGCCAATTAAATCATCTGTAACTGTGTGAGTGCCGTTAAATGGCGCTCCGACACTTGTAATAACAACCGATTGACCTTCGGTAAATTCGTGAATTGTCGCGGTGTGGAAATAGGCAACGTTATTTCCTAAAGATACTTTGTTGATCTTGCTCTGGAAGGTAACAAGCATTGGCAAAACCAGATTCTCACTTGCATCAACAATATCGCTCAAGTAAGCGTCTGAATAAAGGGACGACGAGACGCCAAGAATCGTGCGAAGCTCTGTGGCTGTGACAATTGTTGGCATCTCGTTTTCCTTTCGATCTAGAGGGTGACAGGCCAGCTCGGGAGCGGACTGGCCGTCACTTTTGCAGTTCTAACTAGAGAACCATCCAGCGGTAAGCGCCAGCGCCGACCTTTGTAGCCAATGCGCCATAGCCGTAGTAAGCGACCTCAATTTGGCCGTTTAGTGCGACGTTTGTTTGTAGGCGGAATCGGGATGACTCAAACCATTGGTAAGCGTCTGGGTTGATAACGATGATGGTGTTATCTCCAACGCCGGAACCGGTTGTGAGGTTACGATCAACGCGGAAGTTCAATCCTAGAAGGTTGCCAGTTGCGGAACCTGCTCCGAGATTTCCACCCTGATTCATATTGCCAATCAAGTTCTGGTAAATCGGACGTCCTGCATCTGCGAGATTCTGAATTGCGCCCCATTGCTGAGGTGATGCGATGATGTTTTGTGCGAATCCGAGAGTATTAGCGTAGATTGAAACGCCAGCATCGGATACGAAGTCAAGAAGGCCAGCAGCGTCGAGAGTGCGGTTTCCGCCATCTGTTCCGCCAGCGATTAGGCCAGCGACAACTGCAACGTCGGTTGCCTTTGCGTATGCGTACTCCATTTGACGAACGAGTTCATCAAAGAACGCAGGTGAGCTTCTGTCGAGAAGTTCTACGCTGAATGTTTGACCGCCGGCATACTTTTTAACGGACACAGAAAGGAATTCATTTGTCATTCCTGTTTCATCAATTGCAGCAGCTTCGGCTTCTTCTCCAACAGTTGGAACTGCGGTGATTTTAGGAATTTCGAAGCTCATTCCTGCATCTGGTAGAACGCCGCGAGATACTGAATCAACAGCTGGGCGATCTGCGTTTGAAAGTGGGTTGATGATTTCTGTCAATTGACGGGTTGGGATGAGACCAGCGTTGTTGCTTGTGGTGTCATCTGCTGCCATAACGTATTGGCGTGCAACGTCATCTCCGAGCTTTGCGCGAACGCTGTTCTCGAGATATTTAGCCTTTGTGAACTCAAGGCGAGGAGTGGTGAAGAACGCTGGGCGTGATGCCGCAACTGTTTCCACCTTAGCAGCTTCTACCGTTTCTTCGGCAGGAGCTGGAACGGTAGTGTCTGACACTTGTTCTCCTTCGGTTGGGTTGTCTGCTTCAGCGGTTGCCGGAGCAGAATCTTCTTTAGGTGCTTCGTTTTCGGAAGCTGCGACTTCGCTAACGCGAGCGCTGTCAATTGCTGGATCAGTTACGAGGGAAACTTCATCAAGGGTTGCGGAAGTAATCTGCATAACGCCTTTGTTGTTTGTCCACTCGTTAATTTGTGCGCCGACGCTAAATCCATCGCGTAGGCCTTCGGTTGCCTCAACTAGCGCATCTTCGCCTGCCATTGTGTTAGCAATCTTGAAAGTTGCAACAATTCCATTGGCGGTTACTTCGTGGCTCATCAACTTGCCAATTGGACGAGTCCGATCGTGCTCAAGAAGCAATTTAACTGGCTTCATCTCGATTGAATCGGAAGCGAATACAGTTGGGCCAACTGAAGTGTTGCCCTGCTCGTTCCAAGTAACGATGGTGCCGCTGATGGTGCGCTTTACAGTATCGGCCGCCGTGACGGTCATTGGCATATTGATCTTCATCGGATCAAGTCCTCTTCTTCTTGGATTTGCTCAACGCTCATTGCGCCGATGCGGTTTAGGATTTCATACACTTGCGCTCTTTCGAGAGGATTTCCGCGCAAGAAGTCATCAAGGTCGAAACGCACTTCGGTCGTTGTTGGAACGAAGTCCGGCATTGATAAACGCTTCTCAATTGCTGTGAGTAATGGGCGAAGTGAGAAATCAACCAAAGAGCGCCGCTCACTAATGGAATTTGAGTAAGTCATCGAAGTAGTTTCGGCGCTCAGGAAGTACGCTGGAATTCCAGCTGCTCGAGCCAATTCTAATGCGACATACTGACGCGCCTCAGCTAATTGCAAAGATTTCGGATCATAACCAAATTCTTTTAAATCAACGTCTGCATTGAGAAAAGCCGTGGAACGAGTTTGACGAGCTGTGCGCCAAGCGGTGAGAAGCGATGAAACTCTTTCAGCTGTGAGATTCGTGCCGTTGGACTTAAGAACCATTGAAGGGTTCGGCTCTTTTGCATAATTAACGGCGGCGTTTTCAAGATATACGGCTGCACTTACAGTCTTGCCAGCGCGGTGTAAAAATCCTTCATCATAACCATCAAAGCGAATGATTGAACCAATTCCCGAAACGGGAACGTCCATTCCATCAACTTTATATGACTCAATCATTGTGTTGCGGAAATTTGTATCTACTGTGACGCGATCTGGGCTAACGCGAGTCCAAGCGCGAACTTTCCCACCATCGGTGACTGAATACATATCAAGAACTTGTCCATAACCGACGCCATAAAGCCAAATATCCTCAGCGAGCCAAGTGTAGATAAGACTTCCGGGAACGCGTGGATCTGGTTGATTAATAACGCGAAGTGGATCAACGTGTTCTCCGGTGAGCTTGTTATATTGCTCAAGAGGTAATGATCCTGTTGTGCCGCAGATGATATTTCTAGCGCGAGCAATCGAAGGAACGCTCATAGCCAATTGGCGAGTCGTATTTGTAGCGCCACCAAGAATGTTATAAACGGAATCGCTAATTTGAACGGGAGTTAGCGCGGCGGTTACATCGCTAGTTTTTTGCGGTGTTTGCGCAGTTACTTGTGGAAAGAAGAAATCTCTGATAGCACCCATTGAGCCTTTATTGTAAAGGGTTTGTGTTACAAGATGACTATATCCGCACCATCGTTTGCTTGAGTGGCGTAATGAGTCGCCATAGCTGATGCCACAGCTCCGCAAATAATTGCATTTGAGACTTTGCGGCCCATTACCCATCCGCCGTCACCGAAAGGCAACTTGACAGCGGATAGGCATTGTTTAGTCAGTTCATCTTGTCCCGAGTGAACTAACCGCTGAGATGAGATTGCTCCCAGTAACTCATCACAGCTTTGGGCGTAGTCAAGACCATCTATGGGCTCAGTCCGAATTCCTGCCGGTGCTAATCGCGCAGCAACGGCTGAAGCGGTTCTCGCTGAATAGGCAACGAGTTGGACCGGATACTTACGCACCCAATCTGCTAAATCATTAGCCAGAGACTTGTCGTCGAGATTAGACGGATTGTGCCAAGTTTGCAGAAGGATAACTTGGAACTGATCTCCCTCGAGCTTCTGACTAGCGACTAGCGCCGCTTGCTTTCTATCGGGACTGAGATCAATAGCCAGCCAAGTGTCCTTCTCGGGATCAAGTCTGAGACCCTCGACTCGACAAGATTCCCATTGAGAAGCGTTGATCACTGGGGTGATGGTATCGACCCATTGAGTAAGTACCTCTGTGCGCACAATGTCTTCGGGGTCATTTAGTACCGCCCGAATGTTATCTGGGTGAATTGTGTGGCCAAGTGATGGATTGGCTTGTGAAACCCCTAGCCAAAAATCCGGTGAATTGTCGAACTTGATTCCTTGGGGAGCTGAGTATTCGAACCAGCCAATGTCGTCAGGGGCTCCGTGAATAGCGGCTAATGCTCTCTCCCTCAATCGATTCAAGACTATTGAATGTTGATCTCCGGCTGAAGTATAAATAAACGTTTGAGGATTCGGACTAGCCATCTGGGTATAACGCAAAGCAGACCAAACGTCATCATCTTTGAAGTCTCTTACTTCATCCATATGAACGCAATTCGGGGCGGCAATTCCTCGACCGGCTGAGTTATTGGCTCTGACGATATAACGTCGGCCTTCAGTAAATTGTAGTTCTTGAAATCCTTTACTTTCGAGCTTCTTAGTAAATTCAGCGGCCAATCTTGGACTTTGCTCAATAATGCCGTAAATTTTGTAGAACAATTCGGCCGAAGTCGTCAGTTTGTGAGCCGTATGAACTTGTAATTTTTCCTTGAGAACGTAGATTCTAAACAGGATATTCAGAGCCATAAACGTCGATTTGCCATTTTGTCGGCCCACTAATAGGCAGACGATTGGATGCGCCCATCGGCCGTCGGGTTTGTATTTCAGCGAGTGGTGGGCCAGCCATTGTTGCCAAGGCAGCAGTTCGTAGCCTATTTCCTCGCAGAACTTAATCATTTGCTCGCCGTGAGAGGGTAAATCGCTTAGTTTTGTGTGAATTCGTGGGTTTGGCACACCACGGTAAGCCGATTCGTCCCTAACTCGGGCGATTTCCGTTGATTGCTCCATTATTCTCCAGAGTCGCCCAGATAATGAACGGACGAGCCATTTTCAGGGAAAATCTTCCCAAT